ACAACGTAGCCCTCACTATACACCCTAAAGTTAGTTGGTATGTCATTCAGTATGGCTCTAGTTTGAGGTCTAGGAGTTCACTTAAAACCTCACAGTTTAAACAGCTTCAATATTAATAATAAAAAAAGGAGAAAATATATGGCAATACTTGAAGGACTATGTGAATGGGCGGCGATCAAAAATCCGAACGTCACCTTTACACCTGAATATCAGATCACTATGATCTTAGACGAAAAGACTGCGGATGATTTTGCAAATCGTGGCTTCAGAGTTAAAGATGTAGATGGTGTGAAAAAGATTATGTTCAAAAGAAAAGTTGAACGTAAGGATGGTACTCCTAATGCAGTACCTAAACTATTGGACTCTAATAAAAATCCACTAGACATATCTGTCGGGAATGGATCAAAGGTTAGAGTACAGTATAGAGAGTGGGAAACATCTAATCAGTTTGGAGACTTCAAAGGACTTGATCTTCAAGCGGTGCAGGTGTTAGACCTTGTAGAGTACACGGGTTCTGATGGTAGCGAATTAGAATCTATTGATGATGATCTGGAGTTTTAATCATGACAGAAGAAGATATAAAACCCTTTATAACTATTGATGATGTACAGATTAACGTGGAGGACTTGCCTGAAGAAGGACAAGGAATCTTCGGTAGACTGCAACGATTGAATCAGAAGAAAGCAAACCTAACCTTGGACTTGGAAGAGCTTCAAGCAGGTATAAACTTTTTCTCTAATAAGATTGTTGAGATTGTTAATGGAGAAGGTCAACGCAAAGCAGATGCAGTTGTAGATGCTGATGTAGTTGAAGAAGAACTATCGGAGTCTAACGACTCAGACTAGTGTGCCTAACAAGTTGCTAGACCTTGTAAAAACTAGCACAGTATAGTTGGGAGTGAGTCGTTGTAAAATCCTGTCGGACTTAAGAGAGGTTAAGGCTAAAAGTAAATGAGAACTAAACCACCATGCACTAACTATACACTTTTTAATAACGTGAGGAAATCAATATGGCTTTTGCAGAATATAAATTACCATGCCCTGAGTGTGGCGGTAGCGACCCAGTAGCAAAGAATACAGATGGTTCAGCTAAATGTTTTAGTTGTGACACCTACTTTCTTAACTATGATGAAGCAACGAAAGGCAAGCAAATGACAGAGAAGAAAGAAGCAGTTAATCCTATAGTCAATCCGCATGGAGCAGACTATTCGGCTTTAACAGACCGCAGAATATCTGAGGCAACTGCTAAAAAATATGGAGTTAAGTGTGTGCTTAGTTCTAATGGAGAGATAGTTCAACACTTGTATCCCTATTACAACAAGCATGAATTGTCTGCGACTAAAGTAAGATACGTCCGAGATAAAAACTTCTCGGTCATGGGTAGCTTTAATGGAACAGGTTTATTTGGTGAACAACTATTTCAGAAAGCTAAGTACGTAACCATTACCGAAGGCGAGTGCGATGCAATGGCTTGCTATGAATTAATGGGTAGTAAGTGGGCATCAGTGTCTATCAAACGTGGCTCAAGTGGAGCAGTCAAAGACATTAAAGAAAGCTTAGAGTTCTTAGAAAGTTTTGAGAATGTTGTGATCTGTTTTGATAGCGACAAGCAAGGACAGGAAGCTGCAAAGAAAGTAGCAATGCTATTCCAACCGAGTAAAGCTAAAGTAATGAAGCTACCGGAAGGATATAAAGATGCTAATGATATGCTCAGACAGAACAAACATAAAGAGTTTGTTGAAGCGTGGTGGAGTGCAAAAACTTACACACCTAGCGGAGTCATTAATGTATCAGAAGCTAGAGAAGACTTCTTTAATAGAGAACAAAAAGAAAGTGTTCCTTATCCTTGGAAAGGTTTGAATGATAAGCTTTATGGATTACGACAAGGCGAGTTACTAACTCTTACAGGTGGTACAGGTCTTGGTAAGTCTAGTGTGACTAGAGAACTAGAGCATTGGTTAATCAAAGAAACTACAGGCAACGTAGGAATCATTGCTCTTGAAGAAGATTGGAGAAGGACTGTTGATGGTATCTTATCTATAGAAGCTAACGCTAGATTATATATAGATCAAGAACGAGAACAGTTTAGTCCACAAGAGATTGATAAGTTCTTTGACATCTTATATGATGGAGAGAACAAGAACAGAGTGTGGGTTCATGCTCACTTCGGAACAAATAGTATTGACGAAATCTTTAATAAGATTCGTTTCATGATCATTGCCTGTGACTGTAAATGGATTGTTGTAGATCACTTACATATGTTAGTGTCTGCATTATCCGAAGGTGATGAACGGAGATCTATTGATAACATCATGACTAGACTAAGAAGTATAGTTGAAGAGACAAATGTGGGTATGATATTAGTATCGCACCTACGTAGAGTTGATGGTAACAAAGGACACGAGAACGGAGTGGAGGTAAGTCTATCTCATCTTAGAGGTTCACAAAGCATAGCACAGTTAAGTGATTGTGTTATTGCACTTGAAAGGAATCAACAGTCAGATGATATGGAAGAATCTAATACAACTCGGATGCGAGTCTTGAAGTCTAGATATACAGGTGATGTAGGACTAGCAAGTCACTTGCTTTATGACAGAGAAACTGGTAGACTAAGGGAAGTACCTAAAGATCAATTTGAAGATGATGATAATGAACTCTTGGAGTTATAGATATGGATTTAGTATTTGACATAGAGACAGACGATCTTAAAGCTACAAAGATACATTGTATTGTAGCACAAGACGTTGACTCAGGGGAGACTTACAAGTTTCCACCTGATAAGTTACAAGAAGGTTATGATCTATTAGAGAAAGCCGACAAGCTAATCGGTCACAACATTATAGGTTTTGATATACCTATGGTTGAGAAGTTTAGTAAGGTTAAGCTTAAACATAAGCCGGTTGTAGATACGCTTGTCATGTCAAGACTATTCAATCCAGTACGAGAAGGTGGACATAGTTTAGAGAAGTGGGGTTTTCGTTTAGGCTTTAAGAAGATAGAGTTTGAAGATTACTTAAACTATTCTAAAGATATGTTAGACTATTGTGTCAGGGATGTGCATCTTAACACTGTACTATTCAAACACTTAAGAAAAGAAGGGTCAGGTTTTACTAAAGACTGTGTTGCACTTGAGCAAAATGTTGCAGATATAATTAAGAAACAAGAGGACACAGGGTTTCAATTTGATTTACAAAAAGCTGAATTACTTTTGGCTGATCTTAGGGAGAAGATGCAACGAGCAGAGGATGAAGTTCATAAAGAATTTAAACCTAAGTTAGTTGACATCAGACAAGTTACACCTAAACTTAAGCAGAATGGAAGCTTATCTAAGTCAGGACTAACTCCTGAAGAGTACGAAGAAAGATTACCTACTAATAACATAGAACCTTTTATGCGTAGGAAACTTCAAGACTTTAATCTTGGTTCACGTAAACAAGTCGGTGAGTACTTGATAGAGTTTGGTTGGAAGCCTAAGAAGTTTACACCGACTGGTCAACCTATTGTCGATGAGACTACACTTGGTAAGATAGATAAGATACCACAAGCAAAACTAATTGCTGATTACTTTCTCTATCAGAAGCGTATTGCTCAAGTTGATTCTTGGATTAAAGCAATGGATGAAGACGGGAGAGTACATGGATTTGTAATTCCCAATGGAACTATCACAGGCAGGATGTCTCATAGAAGTCCTAACATGGCTCAAGTTCCTAACATACACAGTCCTTATGGTGTAGAATGTAGAGCATGTTGGACAGTTAAGGAAGGATATAAATTAGTAGGTATAGATGCAAGTGGACTTGAACTTAGAATGCTTGCACACTATATGCAAAACGAGGAATATATAAATGAAATCATTAACGGAGACATACACACCGCTAATCAGAAAGCTGCAGGACTTGAATCAAGAGATCAGGCGAAGACATTCATCTATGCACTTATATACGGAGCAGGAGATGCAAAACTTGGGAGTGTGGTTGGAGGAAACAGAGAGAGTGGTAAAAGACTTAGAGAACAATTCCTTAATAATAATCCATCATTTAAAACTCTTAGAGAGAAAGTACAAAGAGCTTCAGGGAAGCATTGGTTGAAAGGAATAGACGGACGTAAGCTTTTAATTCGCACACAGCACGCTGCTCTCAACACTTTATTACAAGGTGGGGGTGCAATTGTTATGAAGCGAGGACTAGCTATGTTAGATTCTTTGATCAGTTTAAACACCTTCGATGCTAAGTTTGTAGCTAACATACACGATGAATGGCAGATGGAAGTTAGAGAAGACCTTGCTGAGAATGTAGGGAGAATGGCAGTTGACTGTATCATTAAAGCCGGAGAGTATTATAACCTTCGTTGTCCTATGGATGGCGAATACAAAGTAGGAGATAACTGGAGTGAAACACATTAATATAACTAAACAGAATATACAACAAGCACAGATTTTTGCTGAAGAAATGGGGCAATTAAAAAACTCTATAACAAAAGGACAAGGAAATATACATGGTTTTTTAGGAGAAATAATTGTATCTAAATTTTTAGATATAGAAATATCTAACACTTATGATTATGATATGATATTTAATAACATAAAAATAGATGTTAAAACTAAACGAGTAACTACACCTCCTAAAGATTATTACGAGTGCTCAGTTGCTAATCTTAATACTAAACAACGCTGTGACATCTATGTATTTACACGAATTTTAAAGGACATGACTCAAGGTTGGATATTAGGATATATAAATAAAGAAGACTATTTTAAAAAATCTACGTTCCTAAAAAAAGGAGAAGTAGACCCTTCTAATAACTGGAAAGTTTCAACTGACTGTTATAATCTTCCAATAAATAAATTAAATAATATAGAGGATTTAAATGAAACACATTAAACATTCTGATAGTAGAAAGGGAGACTTAGCTGAGTACTATGCAGTAACTTGGCTATGGGATAATGGTTATGAAGTATTTAAAAACACAGGCTGTACAGGTCTTGTAGATATGATTGCTTTAAAAGATAGTGAGGTAACACTTATAGATGTTAAAACTTATTATCTTAGACCTGACAGAGCAAGCTCTAGTTTTTCTACCGGCATTGGATTAGTTCCAAGTAATCCTAGAACAGAAGAACAAAAAAAATTAGGAGTTAAACTTTTATGTTTCAATCCTAAAACAAGACAATTAAAATTTGTAGACCATCCAGATGAAACATAAAACAAAAAATCTTAACACCTTAGTAGAAGACATCTACTCTAAACTATCCGTACTTGGCGAGGGTAAATCCCTTGACCTGTCCGATGAAGTTATAGATAAGTTTGGTGAAGACATGAAAGATGTTATTCGTCATTGGTCTACACCTACTGAACGATCAACAGGCACGTTACGTATGTCTAACATAGGTAAACCAAATAGACAGTTATGGTACGACATGAAGTACCCTGACGAAAGCAACTCAATAGCACCTTCTACATTTATAAAGTTTCTCTATGGGCACATGCTTGAAGAAGTTGTTCTTCTTCTTGTACGACTTGCCGGACACGAGGTTACAGACGAACAGAAGAACGTCAAGGTTAAAGGAGTTGAAGGTCACATGGACTGTGTGATTGATGGTCAAGTAGTAGACGTTAAGACTGCATCAGGTTTTGCCTTTAAGAAGTTTAAAGACGGAACACTAGCAGACGATGATACCTTCGGATATCTTTCACAGCTCGCAGGTTATGAAGCAGGACATGGTACTTCTGATGGTGGGTTCTTAGCTATGAATAAAGAAAGTGGAGAACTTGCCCTTTATATACCAGAAGAACTTGACAAACCTAACATAGAGAGTAAAATAGATACAGTCAAGAAGTCTTTAAAGAAGTCAGCACCGCCTGAAATCTGTTACACTCCTATCCCTGATGGTAAGTCAGGCAATATGAAACTCGCTAGAGGATGCTTTTTTTGTAGGCATAAAGTTGAGTGTCATCAAGATTCTAATAATGGAAAAGGTCTTAGAGTATTCAAATATTCTAATGGTCTTTCATATCTAACAAACGTGGTTAAAGAACCTAAAGTCGAGGAGATAACAAATGAATTCAAAGCTAGAAAAGAAAATAAGAAAGCAAGCAAAACACTTAATGGTTAGTTGGTTACAGAGTGTTGTGCCTGATGAAGAGAAAGATAAAGTTACAGTAGATAACTTAGAAGAATATATTCCTGATCAAACACACATCTATGCTAACAGAAGTCTACACATTTCTGCATACACTTTACGTTGGTTTATAAAAGGAATTAAAAAACTCATTAAACAAGGACGGAAAGATTATACTACTATTACAGTACAGGAGTTAGAACGTGGATGATGTTTTTATATCTTGGGATTTAGATAAGATAGAAGTTGAAGAATTAATTGTAGTCGTGGGTAGTTATTTATTTTCAGGTAATAAACTTGATACTGTGGAGACAGATGTTATAGAAAAGTTATCTGAATTACTTAGTTACGAATGCACAAATCGCTTGACAGAAGTACCTAAGTATGAGATAATACACTAATGAAGAAAGGATTTCGCAAGCCCCGTAAGATTAGACCAACAGAAAAGAATCTACCTAAAGGATATGATTCTAACTGGGAGTATGAATTACATCAAGAGTTATTAACTGAGTGGTCACATCATGCAGACAAAGTTCCTTATACAGTTAAGCATACATATGAGCCGGACTTCACAAGAACTTTTAATGACATCGAATATTTATTAGAAGCTAAAGGTAGGTTTTGGGATTACGCAGAGTATAGTAAATATATATGGATAAGAAAATGTTTAAAAGAAAATCAAGAATTAATATTTCTTTTTGCTCAACCCTCTGCACCCATGCCCCAAGCAAAGAAAAGAAAGGATGGTACTAAACGAAGTCATGCAGAGTGGGCAACCGCTAATGACTTCCAATGGTATACTGAATATACATTACCTAAAGAATGGAAGAACTAAATATGGAATATAAATTTGACGAGAACATAAACTTAAATGGTGTTAAGCAATACATTGATAGCACCTATACACAACACTACGCTCATTCTAAGTATCAAGCAACCGATATGATTATAGATGCAGGACATGGCGAAGGTTTCTGTATAGGTAACATTATGAAGTACGCTATGAGGTATGGTAAAAAGAATGGTAAGTCTGATGCAGACCTACTTAAAATTATACACTACTCATTGATTGCATTACATCTAAATGACAAGGAGAGAGACTAATGGTCGAAGACAAGGTAGGCAAGAAGCCTTACTTAGGAATAGTTATAGACTATGATAAAGAAAAGAAACTAGACAAGTTTAGTTTAGATACATTAAAGGATAGATATTTTTGGGAGGAGGAAAGTCATGCTCAAGAAGCTTTTGCAAGGGCTAGTGTTTTCGGGGCTACATATAAAGGAGAGACTGATTTCGGTCTTGCACAGAGACTTTATGAGTACAGTTCCGATCTGTGGTTTATGTTTAGTACCCCTATACTTTCTAACGGGGGAACGACTCGTGGCTTACCTATTAGCTGCTTTCTCAACTACGTACCTGATAGTAGGAGGGGGTTATCTGATCACTATGATGAGAACATTTGGCTCGCAAGTTCAGGTGGAGGCATCGGTGGATATTGGGGAAGTGTTCGAAGCAATGGCATTGGTACTTCTAACTATAGTCGTTCTACTGGTTCAATCCCTTTCATGCATGTCGTAGATGCAGAGATGTTAGCCTTTAATCAAGGCATTACTAGACGAGGAAGTTACGCAGCCTACTCGGACATATCTCATCCGGAGATTGAAGAGTTTATTAACATGCGTAAAGAATCAGGTGGAGATATAAACAGAAAGAATCTTAATATTCATAATGCTGTT